ACCGCCGGACCGGAGGCAAATTACAAATACCACGCCAAAAAGTTCAACGTGAACGTGGGCGACGTGGTGGTGGTGAGTGACCAGGCGGCGGGAACCGTGGATCTGTATTTCCTTATGACGGACGGGAGCAAACCGCCGGCGGAAACGATCACTGGGCTGGAGAACTACCTGCGGGACAACAACATAAGGCCCATGACGGACCTGGTGCGGGTGGCCGCGCCGGCGGAGGTGGAATACTCCATTGACCTGACTTATTACATCAACCGCAGCGACAGCAACCGGGCCGTGGCAATCCAGGAGGCCGTGGCCGCTGCTGTGACCAAATACACAGCATGGCAACGGGCCATAGGGCGGGATATTAACCCGGATAAACTGCGGGAGTTAGTCATGGCGGCGGGGGCCAAGCGGGTGGAAGTGACTGCACCGGCCCGCCAGATCGTGGGTGCCAAATCTGTGGCGGCCATAGCCTCCCAGGCGGTCCAATATGGAGGGCTGGAGGATGATTGACCTGCGCGGCAGCCGTTTCACGGACATAATGCCGGAGAATCTGGCCAGTCAACTGGAAACCCAGGCTTTTGCCTATGCGGTGGGCCGCCAGGTTGAAAAGCTGTGTATAAGCGCGGACCGGGTGCGGATCTACGCCGCCGTGGATGATATGCCGGAGCATATCCTGGACGTGCTGGCGGTGGAACTGCGGACACCGGCCTATAATCAGGATTTTTCCATTGAGGTCAAGCGGGAACTGGTAAAGGAAACCATACCATTTTACACCAAGCTGGGCACACCGGCGGCAGTAAACAAAATGATCCACGCCGTTTTCGGCGGCGGTGACATGGAAGAATGGTTTACCTATGGAGGGGATCCACACTATTTCCGGGCCGTGGTGAACATAACGGAAATGGAGATCAAACCGGGAGCAATTCGGGAATTTATCAGGATCATTTCCTCTGTAAAACGACTTTCCAGCTGGCTGGATGAAATCCGCTTTTATCTGACCCCGGCAAAGTCCTGGGCTACGGCAGGGGGAGCGTTCACCGGGAGCATGGAAAAAGACACCGCCACCGTGTTCCCCCCGCCGCTGGAACCGCCTGGGGGCCGCTTTACCACCATAGCGGGCGGCGGACTTACAGGCAGCTGGAGCAAAAACACGGCAGCCATTCAGACCCCGGAACTGATCAAGCCCGGCGGCAGGGTGGCCGTGATCGCCGGGGGCGCATTTACCGGGAGCCGCAGGAAAGACACCGCAACGGTCACACACCCACCCCTGACCAAGCCGGAGGGCAGGGCCGCCACTATGGTCCGAGCGGGCTATATCGGAGCCTGCCAGCTGACCACGGCACACATAAACACAAGGGGCGCGGGAGAGGTCCCCGCCGGCAAGGCCGCCACCGGCGGCGCTGCTGGCGTGTTCCATACCTATCAACGAATTACAAGGGAGGTCAAAATCTATGGCACATTGGAAAGACGCCGCAGTAACCAATGACGGCGTGGAAATGCTCAACGAGTGGATGGCCGGCAGGTTTATCAGGATCACCAGCGCATACGGCGGAACGGGGACCGTGGACGCGGCGTTCCTGACCGAGCAAACGGATCTTGTGGAGCGGCGGCAGAAACTTCACCTGCTGGGTGAGGAGGACAACGCGGAGGGAAAGACCGTCCAGATCCAGGTGAGCAACGCGGAGGTCATGGAGGAGTACGAACTGAACCAGGTGGGCGTATACGCCAAACTGGACCCGGAGCGGGACCCGGACGCAGAGGAGCGCCTGCTGTTTATCATGCAGGACCAAAAGGGCGTTACCATCCCCTCCAGCATGGACGCCAGTTTCATGCTGGAACTGTACGCCATGATCGGAATTACCAACAATGGCCGTTTTGACGTGAGCGTGTCCGCCGCCGGCGTGGTGACTATGGCGTATCTGCGGGAGTTCATGGCCCGCACCCTACAGGCCCACAACGCGGACAGTGAGGCACACCCGGAGATCCGGGAGCAGCTGGCCAATGTGGCCGCAAACAATGACAGCGTGGAAAACGCTGTGGCGGAGGTGGACGCCAGACTGACCCTGCTGGAATTGATGTACCGCACCCAGGTGAATGGCAACCCGTTTACCGTGACATTTGACAACATGGACAGCCTGCTGGTGACAGGAGTATGGAACGCGGCCATGAAACGGGTGGAGTTTTAGCGCATGGCGGAAAAGGAGTATGTGCTGGGGAATAAGGCGAAAGACCTATACCAATACACCCGGCAGGTAACGAAACCGGGCGCGGACGAAAAGGTGGACGTGCGGGACGTTGCCACCGTCATGCGGAAAATGGCAACGGCGGGAACGCTGGAGGAAATGCGGGCCGCTCTGACCGCTACGGCGGAGCGCCTGGAGAAAAAGCGAAAGCGCCCGTATTTTCCAAAAAGTGAAAGTTTCGGCATGATAAAGGACCTGCGGGACGCGGCCAGGGCAATCCTGCGCGGCGTATTCGCTGCCAATGAAACCAGATTTAATGACCACCCGGAGGACCGCCTGCGGGAGATCAAGGCCGTTATTGATGAATGTGGCCTAATGCTCCAGCTGGTGGAACTGGCCCACGACCTGGGCTATACAGACGCCAAGCGGATGGGCACATGGACCAAGCGGATCCTGGACGTGAAATATATGTGCCTGGCCTGGCTGAAAAAGGACACCGAGCGGGCCAAGGCAATTCTGGCCAGCCGACAGAGGGCGGACTGCGACACACTGGTGAAACTGGTGCGTGAGATCGTGGCGGCGGAGGGCCGCCAGCAAATGAGGGTATGACGCGGCGGCAGCTGCGTGATATTGGGGTATGACCTACCACCGCCACCAACTGGTGGCTGCGCTCCCCGAACCTGAACAATGCCACCAACGCGTGGAACTGCAATTCCAATGGCAACGCCAACAACAACAACTGCACCAACACCTGGGGGGTCCGGCCCGCTCTGATGGATAACGCCCGACCAAGTAGGCAAACGCCGAACGCTGCGCCCCGTCAATCAAAGGAGGTCATTTCCCGTCCAAGCCCTGCGCGTGGGGTGCGGATAAACACATGGCGCTGACGCTGGCCGCCGTTTGTGCCGCCGGCTATCAGCGGCGCCCCGGCTGAACGGGGACCCGGCGGGGAAACGCGCCGGGTCCCACATATCCCTGGGGGGATAAGATGAATTATGAGGAACTGTGTTCTTTTGAGGTGCTATATAGCGCGTACAAGATCGCACGGGTGGGAAAGCGGGAAAAACAGGGGACCGCCCAATATGAGGCCAACGCCCTGGCCTGTACCGAGAGACTATCCCGGATCCTGTTAAACGGAAATTACAGACCGAGCAAATTTGAAACCTTTTATGTCTATGAGCCGAAAAAGCGGCTTGTGCAGGCCCCGGCATTTGTTGACAAAGTGGTGCAGCACGCGCTGGTGGACAATATCCTGTATGACGCTATCACCAGGAGTTTTATTCAGGACAGCCACGCCTCCCAGGTGTGGAAAGGTATGCACGTCGGACTGGACCGCCTACAGGCACAAATGCGGGAGTATTTCCAGAAACGGAAAGGCCGCGACGAAACAGCCCGGAGGGCCGCCGGCCTCCCGTTCCGGCCAAGGGAACAATGGGACTATGCGGACGGGTGGATACTAAAGGCGGACGTTCACCATTTTTTCGCCAGCATTGACCACGATATTTTGAAACAAAAACTGCGGCGGCGGGTGGTGGATAACCGGGTATTTGAATTGATGTGTACTTACATCGACAGCACGGACGGCCTGCCGCTGGGCTACCAGACAAGCCAACTTTTGGCCCTGATGTACCTGGATGAATTTGACCACTGGATCAAGGAAACGCTACACGCCCGGTATTATGGCCGGTATATGGATGATTTTTATATTATCCATGAGGACAAGGAACATTTGCAAAAGTGCCTGGCCATGATCCGGGAACAGATGAACGGTCTAAAACTGGAACTGAATGGGAAAACGGCAATTTTCCCGCTGAAAAACGGGATCAATTTCCTGGGTTTCCACACCTACCTGGACAGCGGCGGAAAGGTGATTATGAAACTGCGGCGGGACAGCATAGACCGCATGAAAGCCAGGATCCGGGCGTGGCGGGTGGACTATCCGGCGGGCAAGGTGAGCCGGGATAAAATCATAACATCGTGGAGGGCATGGGACGCCCACGCCTCCCACGGGGACACCTACACGCTGCGCCAAAAAATTGCCACCCAGGTTTCGGAGATCGTGGGCCTCCAGCTGGAGGCCAGGAAACCGATCCGGCACCCGAAGAATGAACAGGCCAAGAAACTGATCCAGAAAATGCGCCGGGAGGGCAAGATCAAGACCGCGCCCCCGGCGGAGCCGCCGGAGGGTTTCCCCTGGTGACTGAATAAACCATAAGGAGGACACACAAATGGCAAGTGTCGCATTGAGTACAAAAGCCATAGGCGCAACCGTAAAGCTGAAAGAAAACGGCACACTGGTGGACTATATCGTGGTCCACAAGGGCAGGCCCTCCAGCATTTACGACGCGTCCTGCGACGGCGTGTGGCTGTTGCGGAAAGATATTTTTGAAACCCGCGTCTGGCATAGTTCCAACGTGAACGACTGGGCCAACAGTACGCTGAAAAGCTACCTGGACAGCACGTTTTTGGCCCGCTTTGACAAGGACATTCAGGCACAGATCAAGCAGGTAAAAATCCCCTACCGCCCCGGCAGCGGCACCAGCGGAAATATCAACAGCGGCGCCAATGGACTGACCTGCAAGGTTTTCCTGCTGTCCGCCACCGAGGTGGGCTATACCAAGAGCAACGTAAACCAGTATATCCCGGACGGTGAGGGCGCCAAGCTGGACTATTTCCAGAACGGAAACGGTACCAGCGAGAAGATCGCGTATCTGAACGGGTCCGCCACCGGCTGGTGGCTGCGCTCCCCGCGCCTGTACGATGCCGCCAGCGCGTGGCTCTGCTATTCCGGTGGCGGCGCCAGCTACGGCCGCTGCACCGGCGCCTGGGGGGTCCGGCCCGCTTTGATCCTGCCCTCTAACCTCTTAGTCTCTGACGACGGCAGCGTAAACACGAACACGGCCCCGACTACGCCGGGGAGCATTACGATCCCCGAAAAAATCCAGGGCGGAAATGCAATCACGGTAACGTGGACGGCAAGCACAGACGCAGAAAATAACCTGGAGGGCTATGTGGTGGAGCGGTCCGTGGACGGCGGCGGAACGTGGAGCCAGGTATACCAGGGCGGAGGAACCAGCACAACCAACACCGTGCCCGTGGGCACGGAAACGGTTATGTACCGCGTGAAAGCCTACGACAGCGACGGGCTTTATAGCAGCTACCGCACCAGCGCCCAGGTAAATGTGATCAATAACGCCGCACCCACCGCGCCGGGGAGCATTACGATCCCGGATCTGGTGCTGGGCGGGTCCAGCCTGACCATTAGCTGGGAGGCCGCCACGGACCAGGACGGAAACCTGACCGGGTACAGCCTGGAGCGCCAGGTGGACGGCGGGGAGTGGGCGGAGGTCTACAACGGCACGGGCCTGACCTATACCGACACGATCACGCGGGGCTGGTTTAGTATCAATTACCGGGTGCGGGCCTATGACAGTTACAACATTTTTGGCCCCTATGCCACGGGGACCTCCAGGCCGGTGGACAACAACCGCGCCCCGGTAATCACCAGCGACACCGCAAGCGGCACGGACCTGGGCGTAAAGGACGCCGGTTTCTCTGTTACATACACCGCCGGGGATGAAGATGGGGACGCCGTGACCGTGACCGAGGCCATAGACGGCGCCCAGCTGCGGAAATTCGTGGCGGGTGCTGGCATTGAAAACAGTTTCGACGTAACCGGGGACACGTTCATGAAACTGCTGAACGGCACCCACTCCATGGACATCACCGCCACGGACGGAAAGGTGAACGCCGTACACACCATGACCTTTACCAAGGAAGTCACCGAGGCCACAATCACCCTGGCCGAACCCATGGAGGCGGACGCAAAGATCACCATTTGCGTGTTGTCGGTGGCCGGGTCCATTCCCCAGGACGCCATTTTCAGGGTGGAAGTGACCAACAACGCCATGGACGACACGCCGGTGTGGGAGGATTGCACCACCGAGGTGAAAAACGGCGGAAACCACATTTTTGAAAATGAGACAGCGGAAAGCGGTTTCGCGTTCAATTTCCGCGTGTCGGTCAAGCGCGGACCCAGCGGCCAGGGCGGTTATATCAATTCTGTGCAGGGAGGTTTCCAATAATGGGATTGAATGTTATTCGACAGGACAGTGTGCGGGGCCTGCGGCTGAAAAGCAAGGGGATCCAGCCTCCCAAAGACTGGAACAACGTGGAGCAGGTACGGGAGGCCGTCCGCCAGGAGATTGGCCTGGACTGTACCGCCGCCATCTATGCGGGGATCGACGTGGGCGGATCCCATTACAGTCTGACCGAGCATGACCAGACCGAGATCATG